CCGCTGGTTGACATCACGTTCACGCGCATGTTGCAGGCTGGCATCATCCCGCCTGCGCCCGAGGAGTTGCAGGGCATGGACTTGAACGTCGAGTTCGTCAGCATGCTCGCCCAGGCGCAGCGTGCCATCGGAACGAACTCGGTTGACCGCTTCGTCGGTAACCTCGGCACCATCGCCCAGATGAAGCCCGACATCCTCGACAAGTTCGACAGCGACCAGTGGGCGGACATCTATGCCGACATGCTCGGCGTTGACCCGTCGCTCATCATCGCCGACAAGGAAGTCGCGGCCATCCGCACCGCACGCAACCAGGCGATGGCGGCCAAGGAGCAGGCGGCTGCGTTGCAGCAGACGTCGCAGAGCGTCAAGAACATGGCGCAGGCTCCGACCGGGCAACAGAACGCATTGACCGACGTGATGAACATGTTCAGCGGATACACCAGCCCATCGGCGCTGGAAGTTTGAAAGGACCACCATGCCATACCTGAAGCAAGGCAACAATTTCCTGTACGACAGCACGACCAACGACATCATCGGCATCAAGGACGCAGACGGCGGCGAGATGTATTTCTCGATCATGCGGAACGAGCCGACTTACGCCACTACAACCACAGCTGTGTCAATCGTCGCTCCTGCCGCGACTTTCACCACGCTGACCTACGAGGACAGCAGCGGCAGCGTGCGTTTGGTGAGCGCCGGCATCCATAGCCTCACGAACGCAGTCGCGCAGAACAAGCTTGTAAGCGTCACTTGGGCTGGCGGTACTGGCGTCAACGGCCTGTACACCGTCACCGATGTCAGCGCGGCCACTACGAAGATCACCATCAACTACCCGCACGCTGCCGGTCTCGGCACTCCAACCGTGACGGTTGTCGGTAACGACATTACTCTTGCTTCGGTGACCATTCCGGCAAACGCGATCAAGCCCGGCATGGAACTTGAGATTGACGCGCTGTTTGCGATGACGGGAAGCACCAACAACAAGATCTTCAAGGTCAACATCGGCGATGCCGGATGGTATTCGCAGACTGTTGCCGCATCGAACGTGAGCTTGTCCGTTGATAAGCAGGCGTGGGCGAACACGGCCACGACTCTGGTCTCGAACGCTCTCGCGGCACCCGGACACGGTGCGTCAACTGGCGCGAACGTCACCATGACCCCGACTGGCGGATTCGGCATCGCGCAGACGTTCGCCATCACCGGGCAGATTGCGACCGCCGACGAGTTCATCACGCTCGAGGCGTGGAATCTCAAGATCACCAGCACGTGACGGTGCCCGTAGGAAATCAGTAACTCCATAAAGTTCCGCCGTGAGCAATTACGACCCACTCGATATCCGTGGACAAGAGCGCAACAAGGCCGAGCGCGACCAGCGCGAACGACTTGAACGCGAGAACGAGGCCGCCGACGTCAAGTGGCTGATGAACAACAAGCGTGGCCGGCGCATGGTGTGGCGGTTGCTGGACAGGGCCGGAGTGTTCCGGTCCTCGTTCGCCACCAACAGCATGACAATGGCCTTCTCTGAAGGTAACCGTAACTACGGCCTACAGTTACTTGGTATTATCCATGCCGTATGCCCGGAACTTTATCCGGTCATGTTGAAGGAACACACGAATGAACGAACCAACGACGATGCTGGCGACCCCAACCAGTGAGGCGCCCACATCATCGAATGCCAGCAACACCTCCGCGACGGCGGAGAAGTTGTATGGCGAGCAGAAGGCGTCTGCACCTCAGACTGCGCCCGCCGATACGGCCAAGGCGCAGGACGCCCCTGTGACCGGACAGGCAGAGAAGGCCGCCGAGGCACCCGCCGACGCCAAGCCGACCACGCCTGAGAAGTACGAATTCAAGGCTCCTGAAGGTCAGGAGTTTGACGGTGACACCATCACCGCGTACTCGGAGGTCGCACGGGAGCTCCAACTGAGTCAGGACGCTGCGCAGAAGCTGCTTGACGTCATGGGCCCGAAGATGGCCGAACGTCAAATGGCTCAGATTCAGGCCGTTCAGGGCGCTTGGATGGAGGCATCCAAGCAGGACAAGGAATTCGGCGGCCCCGCGCTTGCCGAGAATCTGTCCGTTGCCAAGAAGGCGCTGGATGCGTTCGGCACCGCCGAACTCCGCACGCTGCTCAACGAGTCTGGGCTGGGGAATCACCCGGAGATCGTCCGGTTGTTCTTCCGCGCAGGCAAGGCAATCAGTGAGGATCGTGTCGTGACGGGCTCGACCGGGCAGGCCAAGGCCGGCCCTAAGTCGTTCTCCGATCTGGCCGATGTTCTGTACTCGTAACTAACCCCTACAAAGGAATCGCAACATGGCAACTCTCTCTACGTCGAATCTGACGCTGGCCGACTGGGCCAAGCGCACCGATCCGGATGGCCGCGTCCCGGTCATCGCGGAACTCCTCTCGCAGTCGAACGAAATCCTCGAGGACTGCGTCTTCAAGGAAGGCAACCTCCCCACGGGCGAGCGCGTCGTCATCCGCACCGGGCTTCCCTCGGTGTACTGGCGCGCCCTCAACCAGGGCATCCCGAACAGCAAGAGCACGACCGCTCAGGTCGATGAGGCTTGCGGCATTCTGGAAGCCCGCAGCGAAGTGGACAAGGATCTGGCGATGCTGAACGGCAACACCGCTCAGTTCCGCCTGTCCGAAGACGTCGCGTTCCTCGAAGCGATGAACCAGACGCAGGCGACCACCCTGTTCTACGGCAACCCCGCCATCGAGCCGAAGTCGTTCCTCGGTCTTGCAGCGCGTTACTCAACGACCCCCGGCGGCTCTGGCGTCGGCCAGAACATCATCGAGGGTGGCGGCACGAGCACCGACAACACCTCGGTCTACCTCGTCGTTTGGGGTGACAACACGGTGTACTGCCCGTTCCCGAAGGGCAGCACGGCAGGTCTGATGCATGAGGATCTCGGCGAGCAGACCGTGTACACGGACTCCGGCGCGAACCGCATGCAGGCTTACGCTACCCGCTACCAGTGGAAGAACGGTCTGGTCGTGAAGGACTGGCGCTACGTCGTTCGCATTGCGAACATCGACGCGAGCGACATGTCCAACGCAAGCGGCACGCAGGCATCCAGCGCAGCCACGCAGCTCATCAAGTTGATGACCCGCGCCCTGTACCGCATCCCGAACATGGCGATGGGCCGTGCGGCTTTCTACATGAACCGCACCGTTCATGGCGGTCTTTCCATCCAGGCGATGGACCGTGCCCAGAACGTGCTGTCCGTGCAGCAGGGTCTCTCGCAGTTCGGTACCCCCTATTCGTGGCTGTCGTTCCTCGGCGTTCCGTGCCGCCGTGTCGATGCCCTCATCAACGCAGAAGCTCGCCTTACCTGATAGGTAAGACAGAAAGGACACACAATGATTCTCGACAAGTTCAATCAGCTCGGCTCAACCTCACAGATCACCTCGGCAGCGACCTACGCGCTGCCCGACGTCATCGACCTCCAGAGCAGCACTTCGTATGTTGCGACCGCCAGCGGCGGGCTTTACACCGTTGGGCAGGGGACGCAGAATCGCGACCTCGGCTCCGGTGGCGACCTGTACGTGTACTTCAGCGTCACGACCGCCCTTGCCGGCGGTACGAACGCCACGTTCCAGGTGGTTGTGTCGAACTCCTCGACCCTCGCGTCTGGAAACATCGTGGTCGGCGAAACCGGCCCGATTGTGACTGGCAGCCTCGGGAAGGGTGCTCAGGTTGCAGTGCGCATCAACCCGCAGCTGTTGGGATCCACTGGACTCCAGTACCTCGGCGCCCAGGTGGTCACGACTGGCGTGCACACCGACGGCGTGGTGCGCGGTGACGTCGTGATGGACATCCAAGACGGCAAGCGCGCATACGCTTCCGGCTTCACGGTGGCTTGATAGGAGCAACTCATGGCAAAGGTCAAGGCAAAGGTTCTCTGCTTCGTGGATAACGGACTCCGTAATCCCGGAGACGTTTTCGAGTACAAGGGTCCGTACAACCATCACCTTGAATATCTCGATGTTGTGGAAGCGAACCCGGACCCCACACCTTCCGACGTGCCGCAGCCCCGTCTTCGCAAGACCAAGGTGGCCGAGGCCGCAGGCACGGAGTGAGCTCGTAACGAGTGAGTGAACACGAAGGGGCGTCGGCCTAAACACCCGGCGCCCCTCTTTGCTAGGAGGATCGAATGGCAAGCGTGGTTGAGATCTGCAATCTGGCACTCGCGCACCTCGGTGATGATGCCTCCATCGCCAGCATCGACCCGCCCGAGG